CATTTACTGTAGGAACATCAATACGACCCTGCTTTTTCAGGATATAAATGACGCGCTGAAGAAGGGGCTGCACCAATTCTGCCTGTAAACGACCAAATGCAGAGCCAATGCGACGAGATAGGTCAGCCATACGCTCGGCAACCTCGGTCGCGGTAGCTGGTGTCTTGTCTGGATTGCCCAACATATCGTTGTAGAGTGCCCGTTTGATGTTCAAACGCATATCGCTGAGGATTAGTTGCGCTACATCAAAGCGCCCAGCCGCATTGATAGGCTGCAAACCTTGGCTTCCCATAGCTTTCGGAATGATAGTTCCTGGAACAAGACGAATAGTATCTGGGTTTATGACGCCATCGTCTTCCATTTGGTAGATACCGCTGATCGACATCTGCGCATTCTCAAGGATCAACTCAATTGTAAGATTGGTGGTCTTGATTGCCGACAAAGCATTCATCAACGGCCCACGACCATAGACTTCACCAGCGCATTTAGCCCAGCGGAAGCAAATGAATGGGTTAGAACCCACGCCTTTCATCTGTTTCTTGTGAAGAACAGTCTCAGTCGACATACAAATTGCGTAATGATAATAGCCTTCCTCGTTACGCAGTTCATAGTCACGGCAAACCACCTCAAGCACAGTGGTCGTGCCATCGCCCTGCATCTGACGCTCTACCTGTGGATCAAACTCGCCCTTGGGATAGAGAATGCGCAGATCAGCATAGCGGATTTTCTTACGCTCACGGAACACATGATCAATACGATCATCAGGTCCAGTATCCAGCACCACATGAGGCAGCGGGATTGCTGAGAAAATGATGGGATTGATTGCGTCTCCCTCTTCCACAGCCAGAACGCCAGTGCCAACCGCCAAGTCCATGAACGATTCATGCACCTCTTGGTTGAAGTTGGAGTTCTGTAGGATTTCAAAGACGTATTCAGTGACAGCATCAAGTTCGTTGTCTACTGCCTCACGCTCCTTGGGCGGAACCTCGGAGCCAGAGATAAGATCAGCCCAACGCGCAAAGTTGGGAACAAGTCCACTCTGAAGCCTACTGGCAAACTCTTGAACGCCAACAACAGCAGTCTCGTCAAAGATTTTATCATCTCTGCGCTGTCCTGCTGTCTCATAGTAAAAGGACTCACGCTGGGGAAGCGCATACTCATAGCACTCCTCAAACAATGGAACCCAATTCTCCCGAAAGGCTTTCGCTTTCAAGTATCGCTCAAGGTATTTCTTTGCCAGTGGGTCTTTCATTACTGAAACCTACCCAAGAATCCTTGTGCGCCAGCCGAGAATAAAGAGCGGCGACCAGTGCCACCCGTCATACCTTCACGCGCAGTCTTGGCATCAAGAGCAGCGCCAATATCTTCTTGCTTTTTCTTAGCGCGAACCTCAGCTTCTGCTTGAGCAGCCGCATCTGCCGCAGCGCGTTGAGCCGCAGCCGCATCAGCTTGTTGTTGTTGAGAAGCAGCCGCCGCTGATTTCTCTGCCTTACTTGGTCCAAAGCACATGATGTCCTCCTGTGTTGTCTATCGAAAAGCATAGATACGGAATTGCATCAATGCACAAAGCTACATCCTAGACCAAAGGCCCTGTCTGCGCTTTGGTTTATCAGACCGCGCAAAAACATCAAAGCCTGTCTTTGCAACTGTGACTTGCGCTGGTTTTTGACTGTTCATCAAGGCACGACCCTCGCCAGCGCCGAGAAGAAGATACTGCAAGGCGTCATGAATGTGGCTGAACATATTCTTATCGGGCCGATCAGAGTATCTTTCGCCAGATACCTCCATCCGCTTGTAGGAATACCCACCTTCAAAGCCCTTGATGAGCGTAGAACAGCGGCGATCAATGAGAAAGCCAGACTTTCCCTCAACCATCTTGGTAAGTTGGGAGGAAACAGCCTCAATCCGTAGGTCGGGAGAGTTAGAAGGTGCTGGGAAAGCCCTCAATCCAGCGCCTCTTAGGATATGGAAGGGGGTTGATTCATCAGTCTGCGCCCTGAAATCACCAGCGGGATCGCCATAGATGATAACTTCGCTGGCAGCAGCAAACCGAGAGGATAGTTCGTTGCGTAGAACCTCAGCAAACCGAACAATCCCCATATCAATGGCAACTATCTCAGATTGGATGAGCCAACGGCCTCTAACTTTCTGCCCAATAGCCGCAGCGGGGGTCAATCCAAAGTCTAGCCCGACATAGATTGGCAGTCCAGCGGCAATTGGGATTTCTTCTTGGGCAATGTGAACTTCTGGCGCGAACATGGAATACACTGGCTTGCCATCCTGAATAGTTCCAAGGCGGTTCATGACGTAAACATCAATCCAACTCTTGGTCTTACCCTGCAAGAGATTAGAATAGTAGGATTCCATCATGTTCTTGCGGTTTTCAGCCATAGGGTTTGGCTTGTAGTTTTCGATCTGACCCTCTTGATCCTTAACCTCAAGCATCCCAGAGGGCTGCGTAAAGAAACGCCAGTTATCTGGCTTCACCAGCATCTTGGCTTGTTCCTTCGGAATGTGATCTGGAATTGGGACTTCTCCAGCCATGATGGGCCACCAATGATCTTCTTCAGGCGCATTGGTATCGGCAATAACACCAGTCCAAGAAGGACCGCCATCACGCATAGAAGGATAACGACCAACACGCATCGTGCAGGCATCAACAATGCTCTTAGGAATCTCTCGCGCTTCGTTAATCCAGATGCCAGTAAGTTCGAGCGACAGAAGCTTCTTAACATCTTCGGGCCGATCAAGAGCCAAGAAGAGAACCTCAAGGTCAATGTCACCTTTCTTGATGTGGTGAGTGTAGGGAACCGACCAGATGAACTTTCCCCAATCATTCTCAGGGAACCAATCTAGCCAAGTCTTAATCGTGGTTGTTCTTAACTGTGGGTTGGTGTTTCGAATGATAGCCCAGCGGCTTTTGCGAATGCCATCTGGACCCTTTTGTTGGGCTAGCGCCCTGCGGAAAACCTCAACGCAGCACACCACTGACTTGCCGCTACCAACAGGGCCGCGAATGCCACGAACAAAGGTATCGTCCTTCATAAAAGCCTTGAGGACTTCACCATCAGGCTTGTATTTGAAGTCAATCATCGCAGCCCTTTATCAACTCCAAAGCGGATCATCTGCTCGGCAATCTCTGGCCCAAGGCTTTCGATCAGCTTGTCGCATTCCTTATCGGTCGCGTGTTCCTTCGGCACATAACGGAGATGAACCTTCCTCACTATGCCGCGAAGAAGGGTCAAATCCTGTGTCGTGATTGTAGAGATGAAGCTCATTTGCCTTTGGGCTTGGGCTTTGGTTTGGGCATGGGCTTAGGCGTGGGCTTCATACTGCCTTTGTTGTACATCTTACTTTCCTTTTGCTGCCATCTTTTGGAACTCAGTCTTGCCGTACTTCTTACGACCAATACTTGCAGCAAGAGCCTTCGGGTCTTTAGAACCCTTTGCCGCAAGTTCCTTTACCAACTTCTTAAAGCGACCGCCGCCGCCAACTTTCATTGAATCAGCCATCACGATACTTCCTTACTTTGTCAGCAATACTCTTCGGCTGCTTTGATACCTGCTTGCCAGCCTTAGTAGCCTCACGTTTCTTTGCGGTCGTAGCCGAATACTCACTCGCACTCAAAGCACTAATCGCCTTCTTCGGAAGATACCGTTCTCCCGTAGCTTCTGGACCTTGCGTAGAGGGCTTGCCACTCTTCGTAGTCCACTCCTGATTAGTCCATGCAAGCAAAGACCTCTGAGGTTTCTTCACGAAGTGTATCCCCCGCCCTTGGCCTTATACTGCTTTGCCAACATCTGAGCCTTGCGGGCGCTCCACTGACCAGCACTGCCGCCCTTGTCACCAGACTTAATGCGTTGGAACAAAGTCTTCCGCATAGAAGGCTTGGTGTAGTTGCCAGCTTCATTAACCTTAGACTCAGCCATTAATCATACCATTGATTATTTCTGTTGGCATCAGAAGACTGCGAACCTTACCGCCAGCCATAACCTCTTTATACTGCGGATCAACGCGCTGAACAGGATTCATAGACAAAGAAGGCAGCTTGTAGTCTGGCTTCACATAGTCAGTCTTGACCTTTGGCATAGAGCCACCACCAAAGCACATAATCCTACTCCTTCTTTGCCTTAAGGCGGCTGCTGATAGCCCGCGCCTTAGACTTGGCATCATCCTTACTACTTGCGCCCCATGCCTTTAGGCTGAGAAGCAAGCGAGTAGGGCGACCCTTCTCATCCTTCTCTGGCCCAGCCATGTTCCCCATTCTCGCCAAAAAAGAAGCGCGACGAGGATTGTCTCCACTCTTAACAGGAGCCTTAAGGTTGCCCCCCGTCTCCCGATTGTAACTCTCCCGACCCTTGGAGTTCAATCCCCCCGCTGGGTTCTTGCCCTCCTTCCGCTGCCATGCTGGACTCTTCACCCATCAATCTCCTCGCGACAGAATTATCGCCAATCGGTTGGCGTTCAGGAACCTTATCGCCAAACCTACCGCCTGTCTTAGCACTAACTCGCATTCGATACCCCGAACCTTTTTGGAAAAAAATAAGAGTGGTAGAGTATTACAGTAACATAGTCGCTAAGTTTTCCCCCTACCCCACATACTACGAGTAGTCGCTGAGGAAATTACCCTAGGTCAATGTGGACCCTTATGTCACCTGCAACTTGTATCTGTGATCTATCCACAGGTTTAAACCCAGCTCTATCAAGTAAATCCTTGCTAGCCTCTAGCTGAACATACTCAGATTTAGCGCTTTTAGCTAAGCTTGCCACCCTGTGAACAGCCATTGCCGCATGAGTTGCAAACGCCTCGGCTGTCACCTGCATTAGATACTGCTGCACATGTGGAGTCTTCATAGTTTTCCACGCTGTGACTCTTGCGGAATTGCCCTCAGCATATCCTGCTTCATTAGCGGCTTGCGTTAGGTTACCACCATTTGCAACATACGCTTCAACGAGGGCCTTCTGTCTTACAGTTAGCTTACGCATATCCTGAAGTCTTTTCATCTATCACTCACCCCCCCTGTCTGTCCCCCCCATCTAGGCTCAGTGTCAACCTCTAGTCAATCCATCCGTTACCATATGTATCAGACTGTAACAAAAAGTGATGGGCCATCCCGCCATTGTCCTCACCTCTTTATGCTTCTCCGTCTTCTATGGGCGGGACCGCGCCCCCCATGAACGGAGACTGAAGGAGTCTCCGCCCTAAAGGGTGGGGACCGCTTGTCCAAGTGATGCTCTATGATCTTCTTCACAGCGGGCTGCACCGACATATGCGTGAAGGACAACCCCGCCTTTAGCGGGCTTATCTACTCCACGCATACGTCACTTGGCCTCGCATCTGGCAAAGCGGACCTCGGCTTCGCGTGTCGGGATATAGTCATTCCCGTGGGGCTAACTCGCTGCGGTATAACCATCCATCTGTGCTGCGCTTCGCTTGCGATGGATAGGTTATGTCCTCGCTATGTGGACTCTCACACACACGAACCCCCGTGCGGATTGTCCCTCTGGGTGTCCAAATTCCCTGCATTGCCAAGGACTGCACCTCGGCCATCGATTCTTATTCCATGTCTGCGTAAGCCGCTGTTAACCGCCCCGCTAAGGAGCGGTTCGGGCGGCTATAAGCGCAATTGCAAGAATAGACACCCGAGTCTTGCCAGCAAGCTGGTGGCGCAAGCGCCATCCTTGTCTATTCCCCCACCCTCAAGAGGGCGGGGTGCGAGGATAATTTGAATTACCTAGTGACATCGCACGGAGATTGTCTGTGTGAGTAACAAAGGAGACTGAGATGCATAGCATATACTGGGTTGACCTATGCGATGGAACCGAGCGGCGTTGGTTCCCAAATAAGCGCCGCGCTAAGAAATACGGCAGGGCAATGAAACGTGCTTCAGGATTAACATGGGCTTTCCTTTATCTAATGTGGAAACAGGAAATACCACTAAAGAATATGTAATCCCCTAGAGGATCATTCATCTGAGTCAAGTCGACCCGCAAGCGGGCGCAGAGCGGACTTGACTCAGACGCCTGACCCTCTCTTGGGGCGGGCATAATAAGAAGAAACTGTAACCTCAATCAAACATCACAATGGAGAAGATCATGAATACCTACGAAAACATCAGCTTGCATGACGCCATCGCACGCATCGCATCCGAGTTCAACAATCCCTACCTTGCCACAGAGCAAGACGGCACGATTGTGGAGAAGAATGCTTGGGCTTGGAGCCAGAAGCGGGTCATCCAGAGCATGGCTAACGCAGTCTATGCTGACCTGTTCGACACTCGCACCTATACAGATGCCAAGGGTATCGCACGACCCAAAGGTTTGAAGCTGCGCTATGATGCACAGATGCGCACACTCAAAGCCATCAGCAAGAACGCAGACATGACCAACGACTTTGATGCACAAAGCTTGATCAAGGCTGCTGAGTTTACCGCTAACCTTGAGGATCAGCTTGAGTGCCTTGAGTTGGCCTACCATACCATGTGCAACGTCTTCGAAGAGATGACAGGTGATACCTTGAAACCCTACGTTGCATGGCAAGACTACAAGTCGCAGCCTAAAGAGCAAGCGTCATCCGAGACTGCCGATGCAGCTAGGAAAGCTATGGCAAGGTTCGGCATCACGGTCAAAGAAGGTTACTCTGCTAAGACAGATGGAGTTGATACTCCTGATGCGGAGTAAAGAAGAAGAGGAGGGGCGCAAGCCTCTCCTTTTTTCTTGCTACCTCGACCTGTTCCACAACGGTTGGGAGGGGGGCACGAAGAGCGGGCACTGTCACGCCGCGCCTCGCAAGACTAACTGAAACGCTGAACAAATCAAAACCAAATGGAGAACTATCTTGTTTCAATTCAAGTATGATCCAGCCTACGGGCTGGCTGACGAGACACGCACTCACGCAGTCCTCGCTTCCATTGCTTATGGAACCAAGAAGGCTGCGGAAAAGTGCGCTGTATCTACCACTGCTATCTACAAATGGCGCAATGATCTGGGCCTAACAAACAAGGAGAATACAAATGTTTGAGTGGATCATTCGCAATGTGCAGAACCATGATGAGTTCTGGAATGATAGAATTGGCTGGACTGATTGGCAGTCTGCTTATCGGTTTCCATCAACCGACTATTGCCTTGTCCCCAATGGCGAGTGGGTTGCAGACGTAACGAAAATACTAGCAATGGAGAATACAAATGCTTGACATGAGTATGGAAGCCTTCGCTTTCCCGACAGAAATCCAACCGATCTTTGATCGCTTTGGCAATGAAATTCCAAATCAGAAGTGCGTCATGCGCACCGATACCAACGCTGTGCTTGGTGTTCATGGCTCACGCTATAGCATCGTCAAGCATGATGATGTGGT